TTTGATTAACAAAGAAATTATATTATCAATAGTGTTAGAACCAAAATGGTCAAACATAAATATTCTACCAGTACCTACAGTAGCATCAAAGTAAGTTTTTAATTCTTCTTTAGGAACATGAACATCAGGTAAATGTAATCTTTGATTAGCTTCGATACTCATGATACCTTTAGATGTTATAACAGGGGTCTCTTCTAACATTAACAAACCTATATTATCTTTAGTTTGTTTTATTAGATGATGAATTAATTCTCTCATCACTTGAGTCTTACCTAACCCACTACCTGAAGTGAACGTCACTAATTCAGATGGTCTTAATCCATAAGTAATTTTATTTAATCCTTCAAAAGGATATTGAACAAAGCTTTGTAATGTTGGTTTACTTATCTCATCAAACAAAACATTCGCATTTATAATTCCATCAGGAGCATAGACCTTTGCATTCCAAAATGCTTTTTGATAAAGCTGTAATTTATTTTTAGTTAAACAATCAGACGCATCTTTTAAATCATTAGGAAGATACATTATCTTACATTTTCCAGGGCTAAATAATTCAGCTACCTTTAATGCACCTTCACGACCATGCTCGTCATTGTCAAAATTAACTACAACATTTTCAAATTGTTCTAGCCATTCTAAACTTCCTTTAATATCTTTAACTGCAGAAGTTATACCATTCTTAATACTAACAACTGGTGTTTCATATCTATCAGTTTTAAACATTTGAAAAGCTGATAAACAATCTATCTCCCCCTCAGTAATTATAACAAATTTATTTTTAGAGAATAAATGTTCTCCAAATAATCCTGAGGTTTTTGTATTACCTTGTATAGTAAATTCTTTTAGCTTTGTAAATCTTGTCTTGGTTGCAATCTTTGCACCTTGCTTATCATGATAAGGATAATAATGATTAGTTATATTACCCATACTATCCATCTTAACACTCACCCCATACTTTCTACAAGTAGGTTCAGTTAAGTTTCTATCTACAATTTCTGCAAAGTCAGAAGACTTTACAAAATCTTTTACTTCGTATTCGTGTGTGCCATTACCATTTGTTTGTGTTGTTTCCATATCGTATTCCTTTATATATTGTTGACATGAAAAACAATACGCAGACCCATCACCATTAAGAGAGACTGCATCAGTACTCTCACATAATGGACATGGTAAATGATATTTTATAAATCCTTGTTTCTTTGTTTCCATTGTCGCCCTCATAAATTATTTATCCCTAAAAAAAAGGAGAGCCAACCTGTTGCCAAGCTGACCCTCCTGTAGGAGTAGAAAATGAGTCATGCATTATGACTGTTAATGTTGTATCAAAAATCTTCTTTGATGTCAACACCATTGGAAGATTTTTCTATATTAAAATCTTCTTTAGGAGTATATTCCACTAAATCCAGTACCTGTACAGCTTGTAAATCTAAACCTTTGCCCTTCTTACCTTTAAAATTCCAGTCATAAGATTTATACATAACCTTTACTTTACTGCCATTACCTAATATTTTTTCGATAGGTTTCTTATCAGCATCCACTAATTGTGGTTGTTGGTTCTTATCACCATTTGCTTTAGATACCTTACGTTTAAATCTGATAATATTTTTTACAACTTTATCATCAGCTTTTGTTTCACCAACATTAAAACCATTTGTTTTAAAATCAGTTGCAATCTTATCATCAACTGCTAAATCTATTCTCCACATAGGTTCAAACTTTTCATTTGGTCTTGTCAGAGAAGCCCAGTAAGCTGTGCCTTCAATTATTGCCATATGTTTTTTCCTTTTCTATTTATATTTTTATATTGCATATCATCTTCTATCAGTTTTAATCCTCTGTGTCAACACTTAGCTCATCTTTTTTTTCTAATACCTCATCTATTTTTTCATTAATTATCCTCTTAAAAGTGGCTTTTTTACTAGCTTTTTCCTCTAGGTCATGGATTTTTTTACCCATAGAGTGTACATCTAAATTAGATTGTTCTAATTTAATTAAGATTTGTTTAATCTTAGAATCTTTTTGAGAAACTAATTTAATAGCATCATCTTTTTCTTGAGTTAAATCTGCAATCTGCTGTTTTAATTCTGTAACTAATTCTCTATCACTCATATATTATTGACAACTCTCGCATTCATTATTACTATCTACAACTACATCCTTCTTGCACATACAAGCAGTACAAGGACACACCCCTAGCATATCCGAGTGTTCCATTAAAGAACAATGACACCTACAGTTACAACTTAAACATCTATTAATATCGCCCATAATAACTCCTACTAATTAATTATTTTTTTCTTTTCTTTTTTTTATTTTTTATTCTTTCTCTTGTAATTTTTCTTTTCTTTACTTCAACTGGTCGGCTTGTACAATGTCTAACTAAACATAATAAACTAATTGATAGAAGAACAATAGATACTGCTAAGAAAAAAGATAGATAACAAATCTTAAACATATCTTGTGTGAATACAACAAGTCTTTCATTTTTAGTACTGGCTAACTTTATACTTTCATCAGGTTGAAATATTTCCCATTGTTCTACTGAGGATGCTACTTTAATATGGTCATCATCTCGTTCAGAAAAATCATGTGCGAGTGTATTAAAAACCAAGTCTTTAACTTTTTTAGCTTTAACTACATACTCATATGCATGAGTTTTAATACCTTTATCAGTTACTAAATAAGTTGTTAAGTCTACACCACTATATGCTTTTGCATAAACATTATTACTTAGTGCTAGACTTGAACCACTAGATAACAATGCAAACTCACTACATCCAGTTAGTAATACTAAACCAACTATTAATCCTAAACATTTTTTAATCATAATAATCTATTCCTATGTAATTGACCCACCCATACGTGTTCATGTTGTTTATCTGTATCTAATTTTTCAAAACAATCTTGACATATCTTACAATTTCTATCGTGGATATACCTTCGCATAGTGCCACCATTTTCCTGTCTATCGCAGGTTCTACAAATATCTTTGAAGTTAGTTCCTCCATCCATCATTCCCATAATTATACTCCAACAATTATAATATAAACTAACACACTAATGACTACTGAAATACTTACTACACCTGCACCTGTATATATTTTATTCATTGTCTCTCCTTTATAATTCATAACACTTCTCTGTAAATAATTCTTTAATAGGTATGACTACACATTTAGATGCTCTGTAATCTCCTATCTGTTTTGTATGTGTCTTCTTGTATTTGTTTACTATTTTTTTTAATCTTGATACTCTAAAGACTAACATACAATGTTCTTTACCATTCAGTTCTAGTATTTGAAACCACCATTTAGCTTCTGTCTTCTCTATACCACTTGGCTTACCTCTAAATTCATACTCAACAGCAATATTCCCTGTCTTTCTCCACCAACTACGTTCTGTTTTAACTTCTACTTTACCGCCCTTAAATAAGTCGGCTACTCTCTTCTCTCTTATCTGACCATACTTTAAATCAATATCAAACTTTGCTGTTTTATTTAAGTCACCCATAAATTAATGAAAACTACACAGATAACTTGTGAGAAACTTATTTAAATTCTTATGTTCAAAAAGTTTTTTTGTATTAGCTTTTTTTAATTGATTAAAAGTTTTGACTATAAAGGATGGTTCAAAGTCAGAGTGGTCACAAACTTCGCAGAATTGCGTGTCGTTTGTATTAAACCAAGACTGTGCATCTTGGACTATCTTCGTTCTATGTTTACCCCATGCATGAATATCTATATCAAGGGCATCCATAATGGCTCGGACTATAACACTTCTCCATATAAGTATATGAGGTGTTATGGTTCTGCCTTCACCTTTTCCTCCAAAGAGGGCTGGTGCATTTCTATTTTGTATCATACTTCATTTCGTTGTCCAAGTATTTAGCAATTAGTTTAGGTTTCTTATTCTTTACAATCCTTGAGTGAAACTCTCTTTGTCTCAGGATTCTCGCCATTGGATTTCTTGATTTTATTTTTGTATGTTTCTTCATCAATTTCCTCAACAGTATTTCTGTGAAACTTTACTTCTTTGCCAATGATATTAGAATAAGGACTCCAATTTAAATTTTCTTTAGCTTGGTGTAGTAATGTTCCTGAATTGTAGTAGTCTTCGATACACATATCTACATTCACCCAAGATTTTTTCATAAAGAATTTATTCGCCATAGTCCTATCCAACAAAATGTTGTTTAATATAATTAGAAATTATACCCATATATTTATGGGCAACTCTTCCTATTATACTCCTCAATAACTGGTATAGGTACACCTGAAATAAATAAAAATTCCTCAACAATATCAATAACTTAGCACTCCTTTCAACCATAAGTTGTGTTTAATTAATACAGTACTTTCCTTTGATAACAAAGGGCTTAGTTTTGTAGGTTCGGTCTATCTCAAGTACTCTTAGGGATAGATATTTCTTAAGTATCCTACATATTACTCCTGATTTTATATCAGGAAATTTATTCCTTAATGCTTTGATTAAGTTTTTCTTTTTGTAATTATCTTTTGCTATTAAATTAAATATCTCATCTTTAATTTGAGATTTAATTCCATTAACCTTTGCATTAGGAAAATGTTTTTGATAAAGATTATACAACCATTCAGCATCTGCATCTGAAAAATCTGTATAAGTCTTATTCAAATAACTAGGGCAAACATATGCTTGAGATTTTTCCAACCATACATGACCTTCTTCATTTGTTTTCATTAAGCTACCTCCTTTATTATTTGTATTGCTCTAGCATGGGCAGGATACCTTTTAATATATCCTTTCCACTCCATATAGCCGAGCATATTAAATATACCACTCTTTGATTTGACATTCATATGTTGCATCATCTCTTCAAAGACTGGCATTACTTCATTCTCTTTAAAGTAATTCTGTAAATATTTATATAACTTTAATTGTTTTTTTGTTAGCATATTATTTATTTAATTATTGATAAGACAACAAACATACCAATAAAAAATACTATATAAAATAGTATTAATAAAAATTTTTCATTCATTTTGTTTTCCATTGGTTATCACTAATATTTTCAAGAGCAATTGATAATGAATTTTCTAATTCTTGAATACGTCTCTGAGATTTTTCATTATCAGCATAGAGTTGGGTCTTCAAAGCTTCAACTTCTTTCTGTAATAG